TTAAAAATTTACATAGCTACTGAAAGCATCTGTTGCTTCTTTAGTAACTTCATCAGAAACATGAGTGTAAGTATCCATAGTTATTTGTAAAGAAGAATGTCCTAAACGTTCTTGGATTATTTTAGACCTAACATTATCTGATTCGAATAATAATGTTGCGTGTGTATGCCGAAAACCATGACAACCAATAGAATGTAAGTTAGCTTTTTCTGCCAATCTTTTGGAACGTTGGTAAATGTCTTGACTTCGGAACATGGTACCATCAATTTTTGTAAAAATAAGTTGTGTTTTAAACCCACCTTTTTTCATTAAAGCCTCACGCTGTCTAAGTTTCCATTTTTTTAAGATATAAGCAGTCTTGTTATCAAAAGAAATTTTACGAATAGAATTGGGAGTTTTAGGATCGTTTATAGTCAATCCATTTGTACTGATAGCAGTAGTTTTATTTATATTAACTACCTGCTCTTTAATATCAATATCATTCCAATTCAATGCTAAAGCTTCACCAACACGTATACCAGTAAAAGAAAGTAAGCGAAAAATAGCACAGTCTAAGTCAGCATAGTATTTTAGAACTAAACTTTCTTCTTTGGCTTGATTGGCAATGCTATCAGCTGTATTTAAGAAATGTTCCAGTTCGTCTTTTGTATAGAACTTTCTTTTTGTATTCTTTTCTACTTTCTTTAGCGAACTAGGCTTAGTTATTTTCTTAAATGGGTTTGAGTCTATTATTTCTAAACCAACAGCATAGTCACAAACACGAGAAGCATAACTCAAAAGTACTTTTCCCATTTCATTCTTTTTATACCATTCATTAACAGATTTTTGCACGATCTTTACTGTTAAACGCTCAAGTCTCATTTTCCCGAATGTGGGTAAAATGTGTTTTTTCATACGTCGTTCAGTAGCTATGAATGTGGATTCCCTAACTGTTTTTTTGTATTCGTCCAACCACATATAATAAACTTCTTCAAAAGTGGTTAAATGAGTATGCTCGTTAGCTAGATTTCCATTATCAAAATCTAATTTTTTTTGATTAAGCTTGAGCTGTGCTTCTTTTTTTGTATTACAGTTTCTGATAGTGACATTAATTTGTTTACCAGTTAAATAATCTACGCCTAAATAGGCAGTTACTTTCCAGTATTTTTGTCCTTTTTTTGTGTATTGTTTAAAAGTTGCCATTTTTTATCCTTTCCACTTGGGCAAGCGAACAGAGGGAATGACAAATTTCTAGCACCTCCTTATTTGATTTTAAAGCCCCTATCGTGAATCGAACACGATAGAACTCGCCAGAGAAGGGTAATTTATTTTTTATCGAAAGTAATAACCCAAGACCCCATAAGGTTCTCAACTTTCTTTATTTCTGCAATAACTGTATCACCTTTTTTTACATTTGGATTTTCAGAAGAAATAAAATTTAAGTGTTCTCCAGTTTGAATCGTATATCCTAATGATCCATCAGGTACATATTTATCAACTGTGAATTGAACAGTTTTTCCTGTTAAATCCTCTCCCTTATTTAGCGCTGTTTCGGCTTCATTAGTTGTATAATCAGGCTTTACTTCTTTAGTTCCACAAGCAGCAAAAGTAACAATTAATAGCAACATTGAAATAAAATATTTAATCTTTTTCATAAAAAATCTCCTCTATTTAACTCGTAATGATTGTCCAGGCATATATCCACTGATACCTGGATTTAGTTCTTGTAATTTTTCAAGTGTTATTCCGTTTCTTTCAGCTACTTGACGGCCGCCTTCGCCATCTCTAACTTGGTCATAAACTTCTGTGTCTGGCTCGGGAGATTGTTGACTAATTTCGGGAGTAGAAGGTTGTATAATATTTTCTGACTCTTGCACTTCCTGTTGGGCAGTATTTTGTTGACCTTGATTGTTTCTTTCTATTAATTGTTCCATCGTAATATTGCCAAGATAACTATAGACCTGTCCGCCAGCAGCCAAAGTACCATCTGCATTTTTCACTAATGTTCCTGGAGTGTTATTCAAAACATATGACATTGTTTGATTACCATTTGCATCAACAGAAAAATTTAAATTTTGGAGCGGAACATTTGATTGAGTAGTGCTAGAGAAAGTTCCGTCAGCATTTATAAAAAATAAATTATCACTTTGAGGTATACCCCAACCTCCGACAAAATCATTTAGGCTTGCTTGAACTGTTCGTTTTTCAATAGTGGATGAACTTACAACACTAGATGCTGTTGACGTAGAACTTTGACTTTTTTCTTTCGTGCCACTTGATGGTTCTTTAACGCTTGATGAGATGTTTGTAGATGAACTATTAACATTTGTATCTTTTTTTGCGTTATTCGAACAAGCAGATAGTAATAATAATGATAAACCTAGAAAAACAATTTTTTTCATTTTTAAAACCTTCCTCACTTCTGATATAATATTTTTATGAGTAAATCTCGAAACGAGGTTTTGAGTCCGTGTTGTCGCACGGGCTTTTTTTTATGCAAAGTTTATTCTTTGCAACTTATTAAACAGTAGAGTCTTTACCCAATCTTCGTAGCGCGCATCTATTTTGGCATCTTCTATAAATTTCATGTAGTTGATTCTTTCTGGAGCAATACCCGTACTGTTTAAATATTCATCTAATAATTTTTCTACCATAAAACAATCCGCTTCATATTCCATTTTAGAACGAAGAGCATATGCTGTTTTGTACAGGGGATAATTCTCTTGGTGCTCACAAGCATGACCGAGCTCGTGCAGTAAAGCTTTTTTTTGTTCAAATTCTGAAAGCTTTACATTTACCACTATTAAATTAAAGCGTGTCATGTAATAAGCATTATTTTCAATTTCATCGTAAATCACAGTAGTTCCTAAAATCTTAACTATTTCTTCAATCTGTTTATCCAAGCAACGCACCTTCTCAAAAATTCTTTTTTTATTCGTATTTACCTTCCAAATACGCCTCTGCTATTCTTTTTAAGACTTCTCTGTCATTATCAGTTACTTCTTTGCCGCCGTGACTCATAACAGAGTTTATTGCTTCTTCAATAGTCATTTCTCGTTGCTCTTTAGTTAAACCGCCATGTGGTAGATCAGTACGGCCTAATAGGTAATCCGTCGATACGTCAAAATAATCAGCTACTTTAGAAAGTGGCTCTGAGTTGGGTTTAGATTTACTCCATTTAGAAATCATTCCATTTGATAGATTTAGAACTCTTTCCAATTCAGCTATGCTCATTTTTCTTGCAGCAGCAAGCTTTTTAACACGTTCGTATGTGCTCATCAAAATACCTCCGAATTTTTTCTATTAAAGTTATTGACATTAGAAATAATTCTATGATATTATACACATGTACTCAGGAAGTACAAGAAACTCTCACATTTCTGGATGGTATAACATAGAATAAAAAGACTAAGGACAATATTGTTTTTAGATTATTTTCTATGCACTTATAATAGAATATTTTCTATTATAAGTCAATACCCCAGAAACAAAAAATATTATTCATTTCTAGGAGGTGTGAAAATTGCTTTATGAACGCATCAAATGTATTTCTGAAGAAAAAGCTTTATCTATCTACAAAATCGAACGTGATTTAGAGTTTTCTAATGGAACTATTTCTAAATGGAACAAGTCGATGCCATCTGCAAAAAATTTAAAAAAAGTTGCGGATTACTTAGGTGTTGGCATGGACGAACTTTTAAAAACAAAAGGAGATTAGAAGGGGGTATAAAAATGGAAGTGATTTTAACTCCAGAAAATGAAGCTTCTCTAAGGGATTTTGTACATGGAATTATTGTTGATGAAATAGAAAAAGCACGAAGAGATACCTCGATTGATAAGCGAGTTTTAAATCAAACAGAGATTGCAAAATATTTCGATGTATCCACTACAACAATAAGGGAATGGGAGAAGCTAGGTCTTCCGCATGGATCAGTAAGTAAACAAGGGAAGTTCTACGACAAAGAAGAGTGTCGAAGATGGCTTCTATCACAAAAAAGATAAATCTTGGGCAAGCGGAAATTTAAGTAAGAAGACAGATAAAAAAATAATTGAAGGAATTGAGTAAGAAAGGAAGTAAACCAAATGAACAATTTAGTAATAATGAAAGACCAACAAGCGGTCACAAGTAGTTTACAAGTTGCAGAAGTATTTGAAAAACAACATAAGCATGTTTTGGAAGCTATTGACGAATTGAAACAAGGGGTAGCCGAAAATTCGGCACACCTATTTTACGAAGATTCCTACATTCATCCACAAAACAAACAATCATATCGCCAAGTAATTATGAACCGTGACGGATTCACACTACTAGCAATGGGATTCACAGGTCAAAAGGCATTGCAGTTCAAACTGAAATATATTGAAGCTTTTAATCAAATGGAAAATCACATCAAGGAACAATTAGATACGTCAACTCTAAGTCCAGAATTACAATTCATGAATAGCGTAGTCCAATCACTCGCAAAACAAGAAATAGCGAACAAACGTCTTGAAAACAAGGTAGATAACATCACAGATATTATCGCTTTAAATACAACTGATTGGCGTAAAGAATGCCGTAGCTTAGTTAATAAGATGGCAAAAACACAAGGTGAGTTTGGTGCTTACCAAGAAATACAAACAGCGATTTATGACGAAGTAGACCGTCGAGCTGGATCATCATTGAAAATACGACTAACAAATTTAAAAAATCGGATGGCATACGAAGGTGCTTCGAAAACCAAAATCAGAAATACAAATAAATTAGATGTCATAGACAATGACAAACGACTAAAAGAAATCTATTTAGCAGTTGTTAAAGATTTTGCTATTAAATACGGAATCTGGAAGGAGAATTAGGATGGATATTGAAGAAAAACGAGCATTAGGGAACTTTTTAAGTACTATCATTTCTGAAGGATCAGCTAACCAATTGGTAAATCTGGAAGGGCAAAAATTAAAAGATGTGTACTACACGTTGCAGGAACAAATGGAATACGAAGGTCTTGCTCCTGAAGAACCGACAGTAAAAAGTGTTATTAATGAAATTCGGGAGTTACTAGAAATTATCCCAAGTGCTGATTTTGGGATTGAAGATTATCAAGACCTTATTTATCAAAAAGTAGATATGTTAAGTAGCATATTAGGTATCGAATAGGAGGGGATTTTAAATGAATGAAGAAGGAAAAGAAAAAATACGCGAATTAGCGTTGGAAATTGTAGAGATATTAAAAGAACAAAGTAACCCTAATACAAAAATTGAAATCAGCATAGACAGAATCGAACAGACAAGTGTTGACTGGTCAGAGCCAACACCTGAATGGAATTAATTAGTATCCATGTCTGTAAGGGTATCTTTTGATGTTTTGATGGTAGTAGCTACCCTTTGAAGGGGACGACATTAGACCATCGTAGACATATTGAGGTACACCTAAATGCGTGTATGCTCCGTTTTGGAATTGGACCGTCAGCTCTTGACTAGAAGAGTCATATCCGGCAGCAACCATATTGCTAGAAGAAACAGGAATCATATCCATGCTATTCACCGCCTTAATTTATTTTAGCACAAACATGCTAATAACTAATTATATCAAAATTTGGTAATCAGAGGAGAATTTTAAATGTCTAAAGAAAATATCCAAGATAAATATCATGAATCTTTAAAGGAACGGATTATCACAGACCCATACAAAGAACTAGCTGAACGTCTCAACGGAGTCAAACAAAGTTAGGGGTGTCAACATGGCTTATACAACTGAACAAGAAAGTTGGATACTTAACCAAATCAGAAAAGAGCGTAAACAACTACAAGACGATAGAGCAGCACTGAGACAGTCAGAACAACTGACCGAAGGTAAGGCCTATCAAATTGAAAGAGAACTTGAATTTTTAAGATACTTAGAGATTCAAAATAGAATCCATGTATAAGGAGAAATGAAATGAGAAAAATTTATAACTTAAGAAGAATTGCAGTATTGCTAATCGTTTTCGGATTGGGGTTGATAGTAGGCGGAAAATTTAATCCGATTATCCAAAATATATATATCGGCTTATTCATCATTTGGACACTATTTTATGATTTGGCACTTGAAGATAGAGAGGTTAAGAAATGACAAGAAAAGATAAACTAGAGCAAACGAAAAAACTTGCTGATTTATGGTACCAGCAACAAAAAAATCAAATATACATTATGCAACAAAAAGAGAGAAGGGAATTTAGATGTTTAAAGCAGTAGGAAAAGATAGTTTGAAAATTTACGTGGTTGAGGATACTAAAGCCCTGGTATTTCAAAAGCTTAAAGAAAAATATCCAGACACTGCGATAAATAAGGCAGTATTTCCAGAAGCGTTATTTATCCAAGAAACAAAAAAGTGACTTCCGCCGGCAAGCAAAAAGTCACAAACAAAATTAATTGATAGGAGAATTATAGCATGAGAGTGGAAGTGGATTCAATGCAAAGAATTGTCTTAATTGATAATCATTCACCTTTTGGATCACTGATTTTTGAAAAGGATGCTATTAATAATCATGTTGCTGTTTACCAAGATAGCGAAGATGAAGAAGTTAGAACAGTATTCGAGAGTTTAGATGAAAGTGCTTATTTTAATCAAGTTGAATTGATCGAAGGACTTCAAAAAGTTATTTCATTACTGAAAGAAGGGGAATAAATGAACGAGAACAGCGAAAATTTAAAAGAATTGTTTGATGGGATGTATAAGCTAAAAAGCAAATTAATTCAACCAAGATTTGACGCAGAAGTTGCCTATACAACGAAAAAAGGTCCAATGAATTTCCAATATGCAACTCTAAAAGCGATTGAAGAAGCAATTAGAAAAGCTGCACAAGAATCAGAAAGCGGAATTGATTTCCAACAAAATGTCGTCAATGAGAATAATGCTTTAAAAGTCACAACAATTATTACTCATGTTAGTGGTCAATATATAGTTCATGGACCTTTTGAATTTCCAAACAGCGGGACAAATCCTCAAGGATTAGGAAGTTTAACGACATATGCAAGACGTTACTCGCTTTCGGCAGCGTTTGGAATTGCAGCAGATAAAGACGACGATGGCCAAACGGCAGCTGAAAAGAACAATGATACATCGAAAGTTAATTTGATTAGCGGTAAACAGTTAGCCACGTTAAACGATCATATCAGACAACTTTCTGAGTTATCGAATTCTGAACTTGACTATGTGCGGAATGAACTAAGTAAAGAATTGAATGTTGATGTCAATGAAAACATGCCGTCTAGTATGTTCAATAAAGCTGTTGAAGTTCTGAAACAATGGATACAACAATTCCAGCCACAACCAGAAGAAAACATTACATGGGGGCAAAGCTAATGACAAACGAATTAACAACAGAATTGCAGTTTAATGTTGATTTTAAAGCTAGTAAAATCACTATCCAAAATGAAGCACAGTTGGCTGAGATGGTTGAGAGCGCAGTTAAGCACTATTCAACAATGATTTTCACAGATGAAAACATTCCTGAAGCTAAAAAAGCAAGAGCAGACTTAAATAAAGTTGTAACGTTGCTAGATGATCAACGTAAAGAAGTTAAAAATCAATATGATAAGCCGTTAAAAGATTTTGAGGAAAAAATAAAAAAATATACTGAAAAAATAAGTGAAGTTAGTTCAGAAATTAACGAAAGCATCAAATCATACGAAGAAGCAGAGAAGCAGAAACGAAGCAAAAAGCTTCAAAAAATGATTGCTGAAATGTCTGAAAACTACAATGTATCCATTGACGAAATTGAAATTCCTAGTTCGTGGACTAATAAAACAGCTTTCACAGTTAAAGGTGAACCAAATAAGAAAACTATTGAGGAAATAGCGGCATCGATGGTAGCAGTTGCATCTGAAAAAGAACGTATAAAAAACGATAAGCTCATTGTTGAAAATTATGCTAAGGCAGTTGGCCTTGACTCGTTTTCTTGGGTCGCATTAATTGATAAAGGGTCTACTGCACCAGAGCTGATAAAAGAAATTGATTCCGCCGTTGCTTTAAAAAAAGAACAAGAAGAACGTGAAAGAGCAAAAAAAGAACACGACGAAGCCATTGCTGCTTTGAAAACTGAAACAATCAACAATAAAACAGTTGACACTGCTACAGGCGAAATCATCACAGAAGAAGCGCCAAAAACCTGCAAAAAACAACAAGAGAAAACAGTTACGTTAAGACTAACAGCAGAACATCAAAAGTTAGTTGCTCTAAACAATTTTATTATTAATAACGGGATTCAAGTGGAAGTGATTGAATGAACCTAAACAATGTTTATTCTGCTGTTATTAAGAGCTTGAAAAACAACTCAATAACAGCAGTAATAAACGAAGCAATAAATATTGAACGATTAAAAACCATGTATTTTGATTATACAGGGCCAAGAGAAGTTGAAATAAGATTTATTGATCCGAGAAAATTTAGTGTTGCCCAACGTCGATTTATCTTTGCAATGCTAGAAGATATATTCTCTTTCACAGGGCAAGAAACGGAAGTGTTAAAGGAAATGTTCTATCTCCGTTTTGAAGCGCTCCAGGGCTATGAAATTAGCCTCAGGAACGATTCAGAAAACACAATGGACGACGCAACAATTTTAGCGAACATTATTTTAAATTTCATCTTTGAAAATAACATTCCATTTCGCAATGGGTACGATATTTTACCTGCTAATCAGGAATATTACTTTTACAAATGCATCACTAACAGAGTTTGCTGCATATGTGGCAAAACTGGTGCAGACATTGACCATTTTGATAAAGCTCTAGGTCGGCGGAAAAGAAAAAGTGTGGACCACACAGAATACACTTACGCTGGTTTGTGCCGATGCCATCACACAGAAAAACACAACATTGGTATTACAGCATTTAAGAAAAAATACCATGTTAAAGGAATTAAATTAAATCAAGAAACAATAAAGAAATTGAATATCGGCGGTTAAAGAAAGAGTGGGTTAATCCCACTCTACCAATTCATCATCGCCTTTTAAAACGACTTTATTCTCACCGAATTCAATAGTTTCAATTCCTGAATAAGTTGGAGCTTCTTCATCGGAAGTTGAATCTAATTTAGTTTTGATTCGCAATTTAACAGTTGCATTTTCATCCATTTTTTCTAAATGTTTTATTAACTCTTTAACTAACATAAAGTGCACCTCACTTGATTTTTAATATAAATATACAGATTTCCAGACTAAAAAGAAAGGGGAACGTACGTTGTCAGATAAACAGAAAAAGCGTTATTACTGGCTTAAATTGAAAGAAAATTTTTTTGAAGAAGACACAATCGAGTGGTTAGAAGAACAACCCAACGGAAAAGAGTACTGCTTAATATACCTAAAATTATGTTTGAAATCTTTAAAAACTGATGGGGTGTTAGTAAGGAACGTCGGTAGCATGTTAATCCCTTACGATGCTGAAACACTCGCTAGAGTCACAAATTCCACCGTTGACACTGTAAAAGTTGCGATGGATTTATTTAAGAAAATAGGATTAATCCAGTTGCTCGATACTGGTGAAATATATATCAATCAACTCAATGAACTAGTTGGATCAGAGACAGAAGCAGCCAAACAAAAACGCTTGCAAAGGTCGAAGGTGGACAATGTCCCTAAGTTGTCCTCTGAATGTCCTGAAAATGTCGCCCAGAGTATAGAGTTAGAGTATAGAGATAAGAGTATAGAGAAAGAGAATAAAGAAGAGCCAAAGAAACCTCCTTGTAAATATTCTGACGAACATTTACGTCTTGCTGAAAAGTTAAAAAATAATTTAATCAATGATTTTCCAAGTGAAATGAAAAAAGTGAAGATTGAAAAATGGGCTGACACGTTTAGGTTAATCGAAGAACGAGATCAACAAACTATTGCAGCAATTGACTATGTTCTTGATTGGTTACCGACAAATTCATTCTGGTTTGGAAACATTAGAAGTGCTTCTAAGCTAAGAACGCAGTTTGAAAAACTAAAATTTGAAATCAAGAATGAAAAAGAACGGGGCCAACAACGAACGACTTACCAACGTCAAAATGTTAGAACTGAAAGTTTACCAGAATGGGCAAAAGAATCAAATAACCAGCAAGAAGAAAAGTTATCGCCAGAAGAGCAAGCGGAACTTGATAGACAAATAAAAGAATTCATGGAGGGAAAATAATGAACGAATTAGTTAAATTAGTAGAAGAATGGGCGAAAGAAAAGCATTTAGATAAAGCAGAGCCTGAAAAACAAATGCTAAAAGTGATTGAGGAAGTCGGAGAAGTTGGCGCTGCATTGGCAAGAAACAACGAAAACGACCTAAGAGATGGTATTGGAGATGTGGCTGTGACATTAATTATTCTCGCTATGCAAAATAACATGGACTTATACGAATGCTTAAATCAAGCATATAGCGAAATCAAAAACCGCCAAGGAAAAATGGTAAACGGAGTATTCGTCAAAGAAGCCGATTTGTAAGGTTTGGGGTGGAAAGAAATAATGACAAAGTACCCAACACAAGAATTAAAAAACAAAAGAAAATCTCATGTGCAATTCATGAGTACAGAGGCAATGAAGAATATTTATGAGCTAGGCTATCCCTTTGAATACTTCGAAGATAGTTGCCAATTTGCGATTGAAACGCCTATAGGTGTCATTGATTACTTTGGAATAAATGGCACTTGGGTTGTCCGCAAAGGACAAGACCGAGGGAAAGGTATACGAAAATTGAAGCAGTACATTAAAAACAGAGTAGGTGATCACGTGGAAAAAGTAAAAGTAGTGAAATGCGCTGGGTATTTGGATAAAGACGGGAACATCACTAATCAAATTAAGCAGGCGATGCATTTTACAGACGATGAATTAGCAAATCTTGCTGCAGAAGTGGCAGGTGGAAAGGTCGTAAACGTTGTAATTCCACCAGAAAAACCAAAACAATTACTTGAAAAAGTGAGAGAAGAATCATTTCAAGAAAAACCTAAAAAGAAAACCAAGAGCAATCAGTCTTGGATGAATAAGAAATAATTTGTTGGTTTTTGTAGCGTGATTCAACCGTAGCTAGATTTTAAAACTAGTTTAGGGTAATTAATCATAAATGATTTAAAACGCCTTAAAACGAAAAATAAAGAGGTAAAAAAGATGAAATTAACTAGTGTGACATTTAAGCCGTCGGCTGAACGGTTTCCGCCAATTGTGGCAATAGATTTAGACCAATTAACACCAGATGAATACGTGACACTTAGAAATTTGGGTTATGATACGCAACTTTCTAAAATTACAAAAAGGACCTTTGAAGAGTTGGAAGGCCATTTGGGAATTCGAGGAGACGTTGCAAAGAAAAATGGATTTTACGTATTAATTAAATAATCAGAAGGTAGTGAAAAATTGTGACTTATCCGAATTTTGAAAAAGATAGCTCTACCTGTGCCAATTGTGGTAACGCATTGTTTAATGATGGAGCTTTTACTAATCAATCATATTTAACAATTAGAGACAATTTTATGATAGTTAATTTTTTCCAGTTTGAAGATGGAACTGACAATATGTTTTGTGATGCAAATTGTCTTGCTAGTTTTCTTTCAGCAGAAGAAGTGGAAATATTAGAAAGTGAGTGAAGAAGATGATTCCAAAATTTAGAGCGTGGGATAAGCGAGAAAACACAATGAGAGATGTAGCTGTCTTACATTTTACTAAAGGTGGTAAGGTCAACAGTATCGAATATTGGAAGACACCTTCCGAATTGAAATCATATCATGTACGAAATTTAGTCCTCATGCAATCAACAGGCTTGAAAGACAAGAACGGCGTTGAAATTTTTGAGGGGGATATTGGCTGGGATGACCATCAAGAAGTGCACGGACAAGTAATTTTTGAAAATGGTGCATTTAAATACGAGTGGGAAAATATATCTGAGGATTTATTTGAAGCTACCGACGATATTGAGATTGTTGGGAATATCTATGAGAATAGTGAGTTATTGGAGGGAACAGAATGAGTGAATTGAATCAATTAATTGGTTTTCTTGAAGAACAATTAACAGTAAGCGAACCAACACCTGATTATACTAGGCATAATCAGGAAATTATAACATATATTGAATATCTAAAATTAATGAAGCAACCGCAGCTCAACGAAAATCAGCAGATTGTGCTAGATTGGTTGAAAGAATCATGCAAATTAAATGGATTACGTGAAGTTATTGAAATCATGGGATTTTTGCCAACTACTGGTGGAAAAATGAAGTATAAGCAAATAGCTTATGCATATGCTGATTTAAATGAGGTTGAATTAGCTCAAGTATTACAGGCGTTTGGCCAGTGGGCTTTGGAACAGGAGGAAGCGGAATGAGCTACGAAATAACATATGACGAGAACGTCAGCAATAATGTGCAACAAAAAAATATTGTTGTCAATAGTAGGCATTTATACAAAGTTTATCTTGAAAAAGAAGCCTATCGTAAAAATGAGGAGACGGGTATTGATTACACATTAGACATTAAATGTGATGAAACTGGCGTCAATGTACAAGCGGTGTTACCACACGAGGTCCTTTATGAATTAAATAAAATGATAGGCGACAGTCTGAAATTTTAGGAGGAACAGCGATGAATAAACAAGAATTGATTGAAGAATTAGAATGCATAGAAGTTTCTACAGACAGCCTTGATTATTTGAAAGGTGCTGACTATGCCAACGAAAGAGCAATTAATTTAACAAAACAACTAGATGAACCGATAAAAGTTGTTGTTCCGAAGTTTGTTGCGGAATGGCTTGATAAACATAAGTATTCCACTGATATAATTGATCTCTTTTTAAGCGTTGAGTACGCAACTGATTCAGATGGGTTTGTTGCTGAAAAATGGGATTACAGCGGAAAATTTTATGATTGGTTGAGTAATAGTGCAGATATACAGTTTACGTTGTGCGACGCTATGAGGTATGGCTACGAAGTCGAGAAAGAGCCAACCATTCACGAGTTTAAAATTTTACCAGAATACTTTGAAGCAGTTGTTTCAGGTAACAAACGTTTTGAAATCCGTAAAAATGACCGTAACTATCAAAAAGGTGATATCTTACGCTTAAACGAATATCAAGACGGACAATATACAGGTGATGTCCATGTCGCAGAAATAACGTACATTACAGATTATGCCCAACAAGATGGTTATGTCGTCTTAGGAATTAAATGAAGTAGGTGACTAATGAAAACTGATTTAACCAGACAAGCTGAGAAATGCTTGTGGCACTATACCAACAAAATGGGAGTATTCGGCTGTTTTGAGGTAACCATTGGCTGGTTTGGCAAGGAAAGAGTCGACTTTGTGACTTATTCTACTGACAACACTATTAGATGTTATGAAATAAAAGTAACGTTGGCAGACTTAAAAAGTTCTGCAAAACAAACGTTTTTAGGTGATTATAACTATTTAGTGGTCACTAACGAATTATGGGAAAAGATTCAAGCTAATCCAGATTTAAAATGGAAATATAGCAATCAGGGAATACTAATTTTTTCTGAATTAAAACACAATTTAGGCATTACAAGTGTCAAAAAAGCGAAAAAGCAAAATGTCACATTAGGAACACGAGCAACAGTTTTAGAAAGTATGGTGCGATCTTTGAATCGAGAAGTTGAGAAATTTTACAAGGTAAATCCTTTTTGGGGATTAAGTGAGGAGGTCAAATAAATGGAACAACTCTTATTAACAAAAACTGGTGAAAACGAAATCGGTATAAATGCTACAGGAATGGATGATAATGAAATTGTCTTCACGTTAGCTGCTGCTTTAATTGGATACAGCAAGGAATTGGGACTAACAGAAGCAATACTAAACGAAAGTATGTCCGTGCTGTGGAAAGATGGTGAATAAATGAAACGCAATTGGAAAAGATTAATAAATAAAGTTAGTGGCATTGCAATAATGATTCTTGTAGCAAAAGCAGCCGTGAGCTATTTCGTGTATAGCAATGACATAACAAGCAGTGACCTCGTTTATTTCCTTTCATGCTCGTTTATTTTGGGGTTAGGGCTATATTTAGGAGGTTCAAGTGTATGAGTTATCCAGAAGTTTATATCTTAGGAAGGCAAGTCGATGGCGTTTATGTTGAGTATTCAGAACCATATCTTTCAAAAAAAGAAGCTGAATTTGATAAGCATCACTATGAAATGGGCCAATCAATGTCACATGATGCTGGCTCTTGGAAAATTTTAAAGTATGGCAGACCAATTACACTGGAGGTGCAACATGGGTAAGAAAAAATCAAAAATTAAAAAGAAAAAGCGTCGCTTGCAAGAAAAAGCAATTGCAAACGGCACTCAAAATTCTAAAAAATAAAAAAAGTCGGAATCGCTCCGACCAACCACATTGATATTATAACATAAAAGGAGCGATTTAACTTGATTCAATTGTTAAAAGAAGTTGATTTCAGTCAGACTAGAGCCAATGCGAGAGCCGTGTTGAAAAATTTTAGACGTTTGGACCGAATAGCTGGTCGTTCCTTAGTAGATGTTCGGTCGCCAATCATTACAGACATGCCCAAAGGTATAAAGCATGGTAACAAAGCAGAAGATGCGTTGATCCAGATGATTGATGTCGAAGTAGAGCGTGATGCAATTCTAACGGCTTTGATGTCATTAAGCATAATAAGTCGTCAAATTCTTCACTACAGTTTTTGCGTGCAGGACCATTACTCTAATTACAAAATCGCCAGAGAAATTGGATATTCTGAAAGAAGTATTCAAAGAATGAAATCAGAAGCTTTGATTGAATTTGCTGAAGCTTATCGAAATGGCAAAATAATTGCATATAAATAATTTTTGGCGGTTTTTTGGCGGAAAGTTGGCGGTTTTTATACGAATTTGAGTGCTAATATAGTAATATCGAAAGTCAAAGAAATGGACACATTACACAACGCTTTCTGGTTTAGTCACCGTTTGATTTGACTTTCGATGGTCACTTGCAGACTTACGTTCTCAATAAAATGAAGTGAGGTGAATAACCTCCTCTTTTTTCTACAGGTTTGCAAGTGACACAAATAGTTGCTAGGGATGCAGTAGTAACTACCTGATTCATACTAGTCGAGGTTAGGTATATTTCTCTATCCCAGCATATGACGATAAGAACATTAACCAGATCTCTGCGGCAGCTGCTTACGCACGAGAGCAATTCCTAGACTCATAGAGTAGCAGCTAGGTACGTTTAGGATAAACTTAATCAATTGTTTTTGCTGGTGTTTGATTGATTGGTCACTGTGGTGGAATATAGACCATACAAGGTGCAAATCCTTGCCAGTGACATAATCATTTTAGCCGTGAAAGTCTGCGAAAGCTACGTCCTGATGGGAAAACATTCTGACGAGAGTGTGTAAAGGTTAATTTGATTTATTAGCAATTGCTAGAAGGTAGCTCCTTCTGGTTTGGCGTGTAGCATTGTGGTAATGCAACTTACTTCGTGTGAGATAAGATGCGGGTTCGAATCCTGTCACGCCAATAGGTAGCATAGCTACTTAAATAAAAAAATCGTCAATAAGTCAAATATAACTACCTTTACGATCAGATGACGGTTAAGATTTTCCCTCCTATCTAAGGCTGCACTTTCACCGTGCAGTCTTTTTTTATACGTAAAAAAACCACTAGATTATGGAATCTAGTGGATAGGTAGCAGACTATATTACAAAAAGATGGGCTTTCTAGGTGTAAATAACTGTTTCAGCATTTAAGGAGTTGCTACCCAAAAGCATTATAGCAAATTAATAGTGATAGACATTATCCAATTTATGTAAGAAATGACATATTTAGTACATAAAATTAATTAAGAATGTCTCTTTTAGTATGTAAAAAACCGCTAATATCGGAAAATTAGCGGATAGGCAGTTATAGTAAGACTTGTTGATAGAATTTTAAATCGCAAAATCTAAATTCATCAAGAAGGAATTCCTGCCTGTAAAAATTCTAACAAATATTAAAAAAATTGTAAAACATTTATGTGTTTGTTTTTTTTACATTAATTGCAATCGAGCTTCAGATGATGAGTTAGTAACTATGTTTACTGAACAACAAAAAAACCACCAGTGAAATTAATCATGGGTGGTTAGGTAGCTAGTACGATATGAGGAATTTCATGTGCAAGAAATTTTCTAAGGTATGTCGCTACCCGTAAATAAATTATAGCAAATCATTCATTAATTGTCTTGTCTGATGCATATAAAAACCGCTAGTGGTGACATACTAGCGGTTAGGTAGCTAATTGTGTGTCTTTTCATGGAATCATGAATTACATAAGGTGTTGATTTAAAAATAAAAGGAGTTGCTACCTAATAAAATTATAACAAATAAGAATGATGAATAAAAGAGATTGCCTTGATGGCTGCTTTTTTTGTTTGGAGGGAATGAAGGATGGATAATTATTGGTACATATCCCTGAACCACCATTATCCGAAACCCATGAAAAACCAACATAAACGGGTAGTAATGTCGGTGCAGATTAAGAAAGAATATTCCATCATTGAGATGACACGAGAAGCTACACCACAAGAAATTGACTATTGCAAGTTGGTATATTGCGGTCATGGGTGTTGGAGTGACAAACATGTACAAGAGAATGTAGAGAAGTATATTTGATTTACGAAAACAAACTCAACTATTGAAGCGAAAAGTGAGGTGGTGTTAATGGATGGCTAGAAAAAGAGACCCTCGTCGTGATGAAGCTAAAAAAATATGGCTAGATTCAGGTGGGAAAAAGGTTCTTAAAGAATTAGCTAGTGAACTAAATGTTTCTGATTCTCAAATCAGGAAATGGAAATCTGTTGATAAATGGGCGGAAGAATTAAAAGGTAACGTTACTAAATCGAATAGTAACGTTACCAATAAAAGTGGAGCGCCGCCAGGTAATAAAAATGCTAAGGGGAACAAAGGAGGTTCTCCTCCTAAAGGTAATAAGAACGCTATTAAAACTGGCGAATACGAAACAATATTTGCCGATATGTTATCTGACGAAGAAAAGGACATCTATTCTAATCTGAATGATGATCCTTTTTTTATTTTGAATGATGAAATTCGCCTGCTTAAAATTCGCCAGTTTAGAATGATGAAACGTATTAAAGAGGCTGAGAAAGGCTTAAACGATGAAGAAGTTGAACGACTGCAACAGTTGCGAAAAGTCAAAGAACCATCTTCGATTGGCGGAAAAGTTGTCACTGTCAAGAGAGAAGTTTTAAAAGATGTGCAAATAACTCGTAAGACATTTAGAAAACTAGATGACATTCTGGCTATTGAAGATGCGTTGACAAGAATTAGCAATCAGTTAACAAAGGCTATTAAGCAACAGAATGCCTTGCTAGCAAATGATGCCAAATTACAACTATTGAAGGTTCAAACTGAAAAAGTTAAAGCTAGTTTAGATGCTACAAGTGGAGACATGGATATGCCAGTTTTCATCGATGATATATCAGGTGATGAATATGAGTAAAAAATTATCTGAATTTCTTCCTAAAGCATTTCATACTACTTGGAGGGTAGCATTAAACTCAAATATATTACATGTTGTTGAAAAAGGTGGCCGTGGGTCAGGTAAATCATCTGGCATAGCACACATAATCGTTCAATTGATTATGAGATATCCTGTAAATGCTGTGGCCATTAGATATGTTGATAATACGATTGAGCTATCTATTTTTGAACAAATTAAGTGGGCTATTGAAGAACAAGGTGTGTCTAAGTATTTTAAAGTAAATAAAAGTCCTATGAAAATCACCTATAAACCCAGGGGGAATTATATTGTTTTTCGTGGTGCACAGAATCCAGAAAGGATTAAGTCATTAAAAGATTCAAGATTTCCATTTGCTATAGCTTGGATTGAGGAATTAGCCGAGTTTAAAACTGAAGATGATGTAAAAACCATAACTAACTCATTGCTACGTGGTGAATTAGCAGATGGTCTTTTTTATAAATTTTTTTATTCGTACAATCCTCCTAAGCGACGACAATCATGGGTTAATAAGAAATATGAATCTAGCTTCCAACCTGAGAATACTTTTGTTCATCATTCAACATATAAGGATAATCCATTCATAGCTCAAGCATTTATTGAAGAAGTTAATGCCACGAGAGCTAAGAATCCGAAACGTGCTGAGTGGGAGTATGACGGCAAAGCTATTGGTTCAGGAGTTGTTCCGTTTGATAATTTACGAGTAATAAAAGGTTGTATTACTGATGAGATGGTAGCTAACTTTGATAATATCAGAAACGGTCTTGACTTCGGTTATGCTACTGATCCGCTAGCATTTGTTAGATGGCACTACGATAAGAAAAAGAATGGCATCTATGCTGTTGATGAAATTTATGGAGTGAAAATCAGTAATCGTGAGTTTGCCCAAAAGGCGAAAGCAAAAGGTTATCAGTCTGATCGTATTGCATCGGATTCAGCAGAACCTAAATCCATAGCAGAATTGAATAATGAACACGGAATGAGCCGCGTATTTGGGGTTAAAAAAGGCCCCGACTCTGTGCAGTATGGCGAGGAATGGTTGGATGATTTGGATTTTATTTGTATCGACCCACTAAGAACTCCAAATATAGCCAAAGAGTTTGAAAACATTGATTATCAGACGGATAAAGATGGCAATCCTAAGCCAAGGCTTGAAGATAAAGATAACCATACAATCGATGCAACAAGATACGCTTTTAGCGAAGACATGGAGAAAAATAACGTAAGTTTCATTAAATTTTAGGAGGTGGAATGATTGTTCCAAAGTGATTTAACGTTGAGTCGATATAAAAGATTACGAACGAAATATTCTACGCAAATAAACGAAGAGCTGTTTGATCCAAATGACTTTATAACAGAGATGAAGCCATTTTTTGATGACAGAGAGCGTAAATACAAAGCTTATACAAGTGAAGAAAATGAGATTGATAGCAGACCTAAACCAAACACAAAAATTATAAAAGTGAATAATAAACTTCACGCTGGCTTATACAACACCATTGTTGATCAAGCAGCTGATCATTTCACAGGTATCCCAGTTAAATGGGATTATGATATTACTGAACAACGGAAGTCCTTAATTCAAAAAACAAAGGATTTATTTTTAGGTAACGTCAGCGCGAAGATAAAAACACCTAAAGAATTCGATAGACTAGCAGAATTAGTTAAAGAAATGCGATTCGCAATGTTGGATTCAGACACGGCACGATATCAAGGCGCTTGTGGGGTTGCTTTTCGTTTGTTAGAACCCGTTGAAACTGCGGGAGAGTGGCAATTGTGGGCATGTAATGTTGAGCCATGGAGAGCCGAAAAATATGAAAATGCAGATATTTTCATTCGAGAGAAATATGACACACACCAAAAGAAGTTTTTCGAAGAAATGAAAGTTGTTACTAAGAAAAAAATCTTAACGTATAACAGATACGTGGAAACAAATTTAATGAATGCGGCTGAAACATTTAAATTGACAGCAGAAACTGATAACCCTTTAGAAACCTTCTACCTATCAGAATTTAAAAACAACACGAATCGTTATTGCGATTTTGAAGTAGCAGAGGAACTTTCTGATGCATTTGATAGAAGCCTGTCAGACCAGCAAAACGAGGTAGAGCAATTTAAATTAGCGTATATGATGATTAGCGGGTCTCGTTTAGGCGAAGAAGAAGCACAGAGGATGATGGAGCAATTAGGTATTATTAACTTGCCAGATCCACAAGCTAAGGTTGGCTATGTAACGAAAGATATTAACAAAGATTTCAACGAGTATCATCTTAATCAGCTGAAAAAGCTTTACTACACAGTCACTAAGTCAATCGACTTCAACGATGAAGTATTTAAATCCAATAGCTCTGGTGAAGCTCGCAAGTGGCAAATAATAGCACTAGAAGCCAAAACAAACACGAAAGAACAGTACTTCAAAGAAGGATTAAAAGAAGTTGCAGAGACGATGGCAGCTTTTATAAAATTTAACGATAAATTAGAAGTAGATGTTTCTAAAATTGTGTTTACATTTAGTCGTAGTTTACCAACCGATATTGGATATCTTGCTGAGGCGTTGCCTAAATTAGCACCTTATGTATCAAAACGTACTATCATTAATCAAATTCCATTCGTTAAAGATCCAGATTACGAGGCGGACATGATGAATTTAGAACAAGGGCAAAACTATCCAAGCGGGGAATACGGCAAGCTAGGCGGTGCGGATAATGACGAAGAAGAAAATAACGGCTAGTGAACGTTATTGGGAAAAACGCCGAGAATTAGAAGACAAAGCACGTTTGAAACTAGAGAAGAAAACTCTTAGTGAGCTAGAATCTGTTTTTGAACGTGCTTTAGTTAAAATTCAACGACAGCTATTGTCACAAGCGGATTTACATGACATCACACAAAGTGAAATGCTAGAAGACTTTAGCAAACGAGACCAAGAAAAGTACCGCAAGTATATCGAAAAAAACTATGAAAAGTTGATGGAGTCTGACGAAGCTTATAAGCAATTCATAGATGAATATTTCCCATCTTACGACTATGCAAAAGTCAATCGTCTATTGCAATTACGAGCAGACATTTTTTCTACTCTTGCAGGTGAAGCGATATCCAGTGATGTCAACGGTAAATTTAATAACGACTTAGAAAACATTACAAAACGAATCTACAATTCTAATTCTAATGCGTTAATACAATTATTAGGCGGTTCAGCACCTGGATTAACTAAGAATGAACTAGAAAGCATCATGAACTATCCGTGGAGCGGAAAAACATTTTCATCTCGCTTGTGGGGCAATATATCAACTCTAGAGCAACGTTTGAGCAATTCCATTATTAATTCATTGGCAAGTGGTGAAGGGGTTGTGGAAGCTCTTAAAACGATGAAAAACGATGGTGTTATTAGCGGCATGTTTAAGTTGGAACAAGGAAAGTTTAATCGATCGATTGAAAATCTTGTTAGAACGGAATATTCCCATTTTGCTGTGGAAGGTATTCGAGAATCATTTAGAGGGGCTAATGTCAACGAATCAGAAAGTTGGTCTGCAGAGGATGAACGTGTTTGCTCCATTTGTGGCGGATTTCATGGCCAATTAATTAAGAATGAACATCCTCCCTACCACACGTTGTGCAGATGCACAGAAATACCAAGAATTCCAGAAATAAGCGATGATATTGACGCTTTGTATGAAGAAATGTTCGGTGATCTGTTAGACGAATTCGCAAGTAATCAGTGGGGTGTTAAGTTGAATCATCCGAAAGTGTCTATAAAAACTAGTATCTTTGATAAAACAAATATGGCAAAATCAATTGGTGAAGAGAACTATTTGAAGTTTATAGAAAGTTTAGATTCTATAGATAATACTCAAATTAAAGAACTGCTAAATCGTTTAGGGAATCGCTTCAATTTTAAAGACATTTCAGAATCAAAAAGCTTTGTTAATGGTAATGATATACAATTATCAAAAGAAGCGTTTGACGGCACTAAAAATAAAACTCAAATGCAAGTAGTATTTCATGAACTGGGTCATGCTATAGATAATATCGGTGTGGAAATGTTAGACAGTGATTTTGATCGCATATCTGTAATGCCAGAATATAAATTAAAAAATGCAATAAAAAAAGATTTATTAAACATTTTCAATAATGATTTAAAAGAAGCAAATGGAGATAATTATCAACAAGTCAAAAATCTAAAAAAACTTTCTGTTTTTGATCAAAGTGCTATAGTTAGAAAATATAAGAAACTATCTGAAATATCTCCGAAAGCATACTCTGCATTGTCAGATATGATGGAATCCACAGGTGGTTTTATAGATCACCCGTTAGGATTTGGGCACGGAACTAAATACTGGAAAGCATATGGAATGCAAGAAACAGAATTTTTTGCTCATATGACTGAAACCGTTGTTAACAAAGAAGCTAAAAAAATGATGTACGAAGTCTTTCCAACAGCATCGAAAATATGGGAAAATATGTTAGATGACATCTTAAAGGCGGTGAAATAAATGTTCAGTTGCGAAGATGGTGCATGGTCTATTATTGATGCTGCGATTAAAAAATATGAACAACATTTTCATGATGAGTTTCCAATATATGAATATATCGATGTAACAAAGAGTGATGACTTCGATTTTTCTATTCCAGGTGCTAAAAAATTAGCGATACTCATTGATAAGCATATTAAAGAAAATAAATTGGTCCACGTTCCGTCAGATTACCATAGCAGACTTTACTAAGCGCTTAAAGGATAACTTTGAGTGCTATTTTTATACCCTAAAATTGGAGGTGAGATCATGAAAGGATTATTTGAAGCAGTATTAAATCTAGAAGTTACCAATGGTACAGAAAAAGCCTATAAAAAAGCTTTTGAACAAGAAAACGAACGATACTTAACCAAACACACTTTGAGAGACGTCAACGGTAATATCGTCAAAGATGAGCTTAAATCAGTTTGGGGTGGTAATTATTGTCACGTTGATATTTTGTATTCGTTACCAGGTAAAAAAAGTAAATTAACTATTTCGATTGTGTCTAGGACTCTACAAAATGTAAAAGATGCTGTCACTGATTATCAAATGTTAGGTGCTGAATTGGTTCACAAGAATTGGGAGTGATTAGATGAATAACGGTTTTAATACAACAGAAAATGATGTTTCCATAGTTATTTATTTTAATGATGCTAAGACAGCGTTATTTCAAAGAGTAACTAATTTTAAAGTTGAAGAAGATAGTTATGGTAAAACAATGGTTATTTTTGACTATTTAGGGGAATCTACTCAGACTGCAAGACATGCAGTATTTAATTTAGGGAATATAGCAGGATATGCGAGGTCGATTGATTAAATGGATGAAGATGAATTAGACGAGTTGTGGGAATTAGAAGATTTAGGAATCTTATGAGGTGATTAGATGGATCCCTATGATTATTTAGATAGTGATTATGAAGAGTATTTGAGAAAGGAAAATAGTAATGAAAGAAAAAGCAAAAGTTAATGTATTAGGCGTAGAGTACACAATTTATAAAGAGACAACAGAAGTAGACAAGCCTTTTATGCGCGGTGCAGACGGTGTCACTGATTTTACGACCAAAGAAATTTTTGTTGCTCATTTAGATAATGGAGATCCAGATAACTTTCAAGAAATGAGTGTATACGAAAATAGAACTATTCGCCATGAAATTATCCATGCTATCTTGTTTGAATCAGGGCTTGATCATAACGCTGAATGGCCAAGAAATGAAGAAGTCGTGGATTGGATTGCTATTCAGTTTCCTAAATTATTAAACATTTACAAAGGTTTAAAAATTGAGTCGTTTTAACGGCTTTTTCTTTTGTCCGAAATGACACTAAACTAGCGCAATGCTGGGCTTGATTGAATGGCGGGGCGCAATAAATAATCTAAAGCAATGCGGGGCGTGCAAACGAATCGTGGGGCGAAAGGAGAAACAAAATGAAAACAAAAAAATTATTACCAATGAATTTGCAGATGTTTGCTGATGGTGGGGGAAATGAACCAGAGTTCACTATTGATGATTTTAAAGCATTTGTCGAATCGAATGAAGATGCACAGAAATTCATTCAATCTCAATCACAAAGTGCTGCAGATAAACAGTTAGAAGCTTGGAAACAGAATAACCTCGATAAGCTAAAACAGGAAGCTGTGAAGCAATATGAAGAAGCTAAAAAGAACAAAACACCAGAACAGCTAGAACTTGAGAAATTAAAAGCTGAGTTTGAAGCAGAGAAAGCTAAGAGCCGTTCGAACGAAAATAAAGCTTTTGTTGCTGAACAAATCGCGGGGTTAGATTTGGATAAAGAATTGAAAGATTCAATTTCTCAATTCATGTTAAGCACTTTAGTTAGTTCAGATACAGAGTTCACACAAAAGGCTGTAGAGTCATTCACAGGTGTTTTAAGCACCATCAATGAAAAGCATGCTGAAGCAATTAAAAACATGGAAATGACAAAAGCATTCGGTAATAAGCAACAAACTAATGCATCTGATGGTAATCAGTCAACGCAACCGATTGAAAATCCTAAAGAAGCATTAGGTCAAAAATTACAAGCATTTAATTAGGAGGAATTTATAAATGAAAAAAACTACAGTAAATAATCTAGAATACTTAGATATTTCACAAGAGGTAAATGCATTACAACGTCCGTCAACACCGTTTCTAAGCTGGTTATTGGGAGCTGGTAAAACTAGCCCAGCAACTTCTACAGAGATCAAATGGCGTGAATCAGAACTTGATGGAGAAGATTCATCTGCACAATTAGAAGGTGGAGAATACAAAGATGCAGATTCAGGGCGTAAATGGTTCAATAACTACACTGAAATTTTCCGTAAATCTACTTCTGTTTCAGGTACATTAGATGCGATTAACGTTAATGGTGTAGGTAGTGAATTAGCTAATCAAGTCTCTCAACGTGCATTAGAAATGAAGTTAGATTTGAACAAAAAGCTATTAATTGGTGTAAAAGCTGATGAAAATGGTACTAAAGGACGACAAATGGCTGGTGTAATTAACTTAATCAACTCTGATAACTTAGTTAAAACGTCTGCAGCTGATGCAGTAACACGTAAAGATGTGGATAAAATGTTTAAAACTATGTTTGACAAAGGTTATGCAGGCGAAAAACTATGTCTGGTTTCGACTGATATGGTTGATTTAATGACCGATGAAGTTGATAAAGCGGGCACTAAAGTGTTTAACTTTGGAGATCGAGTAGCTTTTGGATTGCAACTAGGGAAAATTGTTTCAAATTATGGATCAGGTACAGCTTTAATTGAGCCGTCACTGCCAAGTGGAACAATGATTGCTTTAGATACAAACTATGTTGAGCTACGTCCGTTACGTGAATGGCGCGCAGAGGAATTAGCTAAAACAACTGATTCAAAACGTATTGGTTTAGTTGGTGAGTACACGATTGAATACAACGCTTCAAATTCAGGGGCAATCTTAAACCTTGCAACTGCAGCACCAGGTGAATAATTAAAAAGTAAAGGAGAATAATTATGGTTAAAAAGTCAGAGGTCAAAGAAGAAGTAATCGAAGAGACAAAAGAAGTAACTGAAGAAGTGAAACCTGAAACAAAAACATTCAAAGTTTTAAAAAATAAAAATTTCGTTGGTTTTGTTCATCCTGAAACACGTAAATTTATTACAGCAGTTGACGGAAAAATCGAAGTGAGTGTTTCTGATAAAAAAGCTATTGCAATTTTAGAAGAAGCTGCAGATTTAACAGAAATTTAGGTGATTATATGACAGACGAACAAAAAAAAGTAATTATAGAAAAAGTTTCAAAAATGCTACCTAATGTTTCAAAAGAGCGTATTTCGTCTGTCTTAGACCTAGTTCTTTTGGAAATCGGATCTTACAATACATGTAAGATTGAAATTGATTGGGATTTACTTACCTCGCTTGTAATTGAAATTCTATATCAGTCACTTAAAAGCGAAACGGAACAAGCTGTAACTAGCATTAAGCGCGGTGATACATCTATTAGCTATGCAACTACACAGCAAAGTATAACAGCGTTGCTAGGTAATTACAGCGACACTATTAAACGTTTAATTGGCTGTGATAGTGGGGTGTTTTTCTATTGAATGAAGCGGATATTTTGGCAATGACCTATCTTGACACTTGTGTCATTGAAAGAATGAACGATATTGAAAATTCTGAAACAGGCATCACTGAGCAAGGGTATTCACCAATCCACGAAGGTAAATTAAAGTGTGCTCTTTCCCAAAGTGGATTGGGTAGTGCTGGAAGCTTACCAGTTGTTGAAAACAAAGGGACCTTTAATATCACTTACGAAGATCAAAAAATATTCTTAATGCCTGATGTAGATGTGAAAAAGGCCGACAGAATCACGGTCATTCAAAGTACAGGTCAAAAGCATATTTTATTTGCAAAGAAACCCTTTAACTATCCAAGCCACATCGAAGTAACATTGACAGGAAGTGCAATCGATGAGTAAAAGTGATTTTAGAATGACCTCGAATGCTGACAAAGTTATTGCAAACTTGAAGAAAATGACACCAATTGCTGAAAAAGAAGGTATTGCGATGGTCAATGATTCCTTAACGAAAATTTATCAGTTAATTGTACCTATTACGCCGATTAAAACAGGTGATTTAAGACGTGGATACAGAATCATTAAAGCTAGAAAAACATCAAGTGGTAGAATCGTTGGCGCCTTAATTAACAATGAAAAATATTTCAAATATGTTAATGACGGACACAGAACGAAGAATGGTGGATTTGTAAAAGGGCGATTCATGTTGCAAAAGTCTTATAAATTAGCTCATGCAACGTATATCCCAAAACGATTTAAACAAATGGCAATTGTTATTGCTAAGAAAGGATAGGTGTATGTACGACAAAATTTTAAAAATGCTTACTAGCACAATAAAACAGTTTTCTACTGCACCTATCTATTTAAATGACGTTATGCAGTCGTCAGAGCCGTTTTATTTTGTTTTGAGCATAGAGGAAAGTATGACTGATAACGTTGGTCAAAACGTTCAGAATAAAGCATATAACGTTGATATCGCGTTAGTTGATAGCAAGAAAAATAAACAATTAGTAACAAGCCTAACAGAAGACTGCGGGGCTTTTTTTAATGTCTTGAAATTAGATGGAAATGAATTGTTTTCGGAAGATTATCAGACATTTAAAACAGATGGAATTCAACATGTTAATTTTAATGTTGCTTTTCCTCAATTAATCGAATGGAGTGAAGAATAGATGGCAGTTAAAAAAAATGTAAGTGTCATTTCTGTGGAGAAACCAACCTGGTTCCCACTAACAGACGAAACGGGTGCTTTTCCAGTTTACGGAGCGCCAATTACAATCGGTACTGCTGTAAGTATCAAACCAGATGTTACAACAGAAACAACGCCTGACTATGGCGATAGTGTAGTTCAAGATCAGTACGTTGCATTTGGTGGTGCAGAAGTTACTTTGGAAACAAATGGATACCAGAATGAAGTTTTAGCTGAAATTACGGGTGGTGAAAAATTGAAAGGCGGTGTTTTACGATCCGCAGATGATATTGCACCAGATGGAGCATTCGCTTATCGCCGTCGTAAATCAAATGGTAAATATCGCTACACAATTTTTTATAAAGGCAAATTTGCATTGACTTCTGATGAATCATCAACTCTAGAAGGTAGTTCAGTATCTTACACTCATCCAGAGTGGACAGGTTCATTTGTTGATGTTCCTGGTGTCGGATACATGTATTCAGTCGATGAAGACGATGAAGGTGTTGACTTAGATATGATCAAAAATTGGTTTACTACGGTTACTAATCCACGTGAAGAGTCTACAAATCCTGTCAGTGGTGTAACTTTAGATAAAACGGAATTAGTTCTAACGGTTGGTGAAACTGCAACTCTAACGCCAACAATTGCACCTGAAAACGCAACAAACAAAAACTATTCATTCAAATCAAATGATACTTCAATTGCAACAGTAACACCTGTGCAAGGAAAAGTTACAGCAGTAACAGCAGGAACCACAACTGTTGTTGTCACTACTGAAGATGGCAACCATAAAGCTGAATGCAGCGTAACAGTTAATGCATAATAAAATTTAAGGACGGCCAAGTGTCGTCCTATTTATATGGAGGAATAAAAAAATGGCAAGCAAATTACAAACGACAATTAAACTTTACTTGAAAGATGAAGAAGGCAATTTCACCACTAAACAATTCAAATCCGCTGAAATGTTACCAGGATCTGTTATGGAAGATGCAACAGAATTACAAGTAGAACTAGAAGAAATCGTCAAAACAAACGACATGGAGGAAATTCGGCCTGTCTTGCGTAAGTGTTATGACTTTATCGCAAAAGTTATTTTTGAAGGTCAATTTACGGGCCAAGAATTTCTTGACGGAATGGATGCACGTGAAATCTTAAAAATTACGGGGCAACTATTAGGGTCTGTTTCTAGCGGTTATGATGCAGTTTATTCTGATCAGAAAAAAAAGTAACAGATCTCCTTTATCATCCTCATTTTAAATTTAGTCCACAGTACCGAGAAGCAGAATTAAAAATTACGTTGCTTGAAAATGGGTGGACACTAAACGAAATTGAGAATACAGACTTGAACGAACTTATGAAGCTTTATGCGTTCAGAGATGCTGTTAAAGAATTTGAAGAGCTTAAATTCCTTGATGAACACACAATGTTCTAAGAAGGGAGGGGGTACTTATTGAACAATGAAGACTTAGTCTTAAAAATGATACTAGATGAATCAGGATTCTCCCAAGGTCTAAATTCGGCAGTAAAAAAGTTGCAAGGTTTTGATGGAGAGGTTGACAGAACAGGACAAAAAGGCGGCCGCTCTCTTGGATCTATTTGGACGTCATTTGTTGGTAACTTTTTAGCCAGCGGAGCAACTAAAATTATTTCAAAAGGAATTGGGCTGATTACCAGCAACATCGATGGGGCCATTAATCGCGTGGATACGTTAAATAACGCAAACCGTGTATTTGAAAATATGGGTTTTTCAGCTGGTGAAACATCAAAGACAATGGATAGCTTAAAGAAGAGCATCCAAGGGTTACCTACACCTTTAGACAGCGCAATTAAAGGTGTTCAATTAATTGCTTCGTCTACAAATGATTTAGGAAAATCAGAACAGATTTTCGCAGCTTTAAATAATGGTATCCTCGGCTTTGGTGGGTCTGCAGAGATGGTAGACAATGCTATTATCCAGCTGTCCCAATCGTTCTCAAATGGTAAAGTAGATGCGCAAACTTGGAACTCAATGATTAACAGTGGTTTGGGTCCAGCGTTGAATGCTTTAGCGAAACAAATGGGGTTAACTGCTGGTCAGATGAAAGAAGGTCTCTCTGATGGTTCAATTTCAGTTGAAGAATTTCAAGACTCTCTAATTAAATTGAATAAAGAAGGCGGAGGAGGTCTTAAATCATTAGAACAGATTGCTAAAGACTCTACTGCAGGTATTAAAACCGGATTGGCTAACATGAAAACTGCGATCGTTCGTGGCGTGGCCAATGTTGTAACTAAAATTGACGAAGGCTTAAAGGGTGCAGGTTTTGGAAGTATTAGTGAAATTATTGCTGACAAAGGCGCAAAGATGGAAGCGGCTTTATCTAAGTTTGCTGAGACGATTCCACCAATGATAAAAACAGTTAAAACATTGTATGATACGTTAAAGCCTTATGCACCGCTACTTGCGGGTTTAGCGGGTAGCATCGGGACGTTAATGCTTGCTAAAAAAGTAAGTGCAGCATTTACAGCTTGGCAAAAAGCAACGGAAGGACTATCAATTGCGCAAGCGATACTTAATTCAACAATGTTAGCAAATCCTTTTGTCGCTATTCTAGCTGCGGTTGTAGGGTTAGTCACAGGATTTATTTATCTTTGGAAAACCAATGAAGGTTTTAGAGATGCTGTTAAAAACATTTGGAAAAACATCCAGGAGGTCATTTCAAGCGCTGCTGATGTAGTTGTAAAAGCTTGGGATTCGACAATGGAATTCTTCAGCAATATGTGGGATGGCACAAAAGAAGCTTTTTCAAATGCTGGTACATGGATGAAAGAAGCACCTGGAAATGCAGCCGACTGGGTTAAAAATAAATGGAATGGTACTAAAGAATTCTTTAGTGGACTTTGGGATTCAACAAAAGAAGGCTCAAAAAACACATGGGAAAATATCAAGCAGGGTGCTGCTGATAGTGCTAAAAGCGTTGGCGAAAGTTTTAAAAATGGCTTTGATAATGCGAAAGATTGGTTTAAGGGTATTGGAAAATCAATATCAGATGTTTTCACAACAGCATTTGATTTTGTTTGGAAATATATTGGTCCGTATGTAACAGGAATCAAAAATGCGTTTAAAATGGTTGTTAACGCTATGAAAGCGAACATTGAAAATGTCAAAATGATCGCTGAAAATGTCGTTACCATTCTAAAAAATGTTCTGTTAGCTCCAATACTTTTCATCACATCAATGATTACAGGTGGGTGGGAAGAAGCAAAAGAGAACATGATTGCCGTTTGGGATAATATTGCTGAAGCAGCCCAAACAATTTGGTTTGGTATTAAAAATATCTTTTATAACACTGTCACAGCTATTTCCTATTCAGTCACTTCTATTTTTAATGGATTGATGTTGACAATTAAAAAGATTTGGATTGATGTGAAGTTATTTTTCACCTTACTTTGGATTGACATCAAATATGGAGCAATCAACGTTTGGATTGAAATTAAATATTCTATCATCGAAACGTGGATAAATATTAAATTTGAAGCAATTAGAATATGGGAAAGTTTGAAAACTTGGTTCTTTGAAACAGTAGAAAACATTAAAAATGGTGTGATTGATGGCTGGAACAACCTAAAACAAGGAACCATTGATACATTTAATGCAACTGTTCAATGGTCAAAAGATACATGGTCCAATTTCAAACAGTGGATTGTTGATACGGCGGTTGGAATAAAAGATGGTGTTGTTCAAACCTGGTATAGAATTAGAAATGGCACAATAGAAACCTTCAACAACATGGTACAAGGTGCTAAAAACGCATGGGATAATCTCACAAGAAGTGTTAGTGATACCGTTTCTAATGTACAACAAACTTTTGAAGATTTAAAACATGTTGATTTATTTGAAATTGGCAAAAATATTATTCAAGGTTTGGTCGATGGTATCGGGTCCATGATTGGTGCTGTTGGTGAAAAAATTAAAGAAGTTGCAGGGAATATTAAAGATGGGATCAAAGGGGCCTTAAAAATTCATTCTCCTTCACGTTGGATGCGTGACATGATTGGTAAAAACATTGTGTTGGGTGTCGTGGATGGTATTGATCAAGAGAAAGGAACTTTGGATAAATCGGTTAAAAATATGGCTGATTTACCTACAGAATTACCGGATTTTTCTGTCACAGGTAGATATGCTAATCAACAGGAATCACAAAGATCTAAATCAGATAAGAACAACAGCAATGCAACGACTACCTTTGGTGGTGATACCTTTAACATTAATTTACAAGCAATGGGTGAATTAGATGATAAGCAATTAATGAGCATGGCTCAAAAATTAGTTAAATACATTCAAGTTGTCAAAAATAGAGATAGCGATGCAGTAGGAGGTGCTTTTGGTGGAATTTAAAAGAGGTCAGTTTTTTCTTAATGGAAAACATAGCTCTGAATTCAATGTGTTTATGAGAGAAAGACCTGAACGACTTTCTGCGGGACGTGTAGTAGAGCTGAGGGAGCGAATGGGTAATGATTCAATAGCTGTTGATTTTGAGTATTATAAAAATGTAGAACGCACCATTACATGCTATGCGAAAGCAAGAAATTTACAAGAAGTATCTTTCTTAGAAGATGAAATCTCGTTTTGGCTCGATATGGGAAACTACTCAGACTTTATCGCCTATTTTGATGAACATTACATCTATCAAGCCATCGTAACAAGTCCACCAAAGTTTACAGGAACAAGAAAAACAGGGGTTTTAATTCCTTTTGAGTTTACTGTAAGTATCCGACCTTTCAAAAAAAATCGTATTGGCCAATATTGGACAAGTAATCCTAAACAATTAATAAACACAGAAAAATATCCTTCAGAACCTGCTATTCAGATTTTTGGTTCTGGGGATATTTCTTTTTTCATCAATAATCAGGAATACAGATTAAAAGCGATTGCTGGAGATATCATTATCGATTCAGAAAAACAAGAAGCTTATCGAAACTCAGGTGGAGCTTTTGAAATTTTGGATCATAAAACACTTTTCAAAGATTACCCAATTTTAAAAAGTGGAGAAAATAATTTTCGCTGGACTGGAAAAGTAACAGAGTTTAAGGTTCAGCCTAATTGGAGGCGGAAAGTTTGATTCCAGTTATTTTTAAACCTGGGGAAAAAGATTTTACAACAAACGGCTTAGGACGTCTTGTTGATGCGACACGTTGCGAAATCACTGAAGAAGCAAACGGAAAATATGAACTAGAAATGGACTACCCAGCGATTAGCAGATTTAGTGATTATTTCGAAAATGGCTATCAAATTAAAGCAAAGCCAAATGACTTAGAAGAATACCACATTTTCGAGATCAAACAAACGTTTAAAGATACGTTTACTAATAGCATTGTCATTTATGCCCAATCTCGTACTTATAAGCTAGGAAACAGACAAGTGAGGCTAGTAACAGTTGATAATCGTAATGGTGCAGAAGCAATGAAATTAATCGAACAGAACATGGACGAACCTTGTGATATCAAACTATATTCTGATATAAATACAGCTTCTAGCACTACATTTGAAGCTAGAAATGCACTGAATTGTATTGCAGGTGAACAAGGTTCTCTGCTTCAATATTGGGGCGGAGAAATAAAACGAGAGCCTTTTAAATTGTCTTTGCTAAGGCGTAGAGGACGAGATAACGTTGGAACTGTTCGTTATGGTAAAGATTTAAAAGGATTAACCATTAAATTTGATTGGCAATCAATTGTTACTAAAGTTTTGCCATTTGCAGAGCTTCAAAGTGGAGCAGACGGAACTTCTCAACGGATTTATGGAAATGCAGTTAAAAGCGAATATATCAGTAAGTATCCTGATGTTTACGCTCAATACATCCAGTTTACTGAAGATCAAGGAGTAAAAGATTTATCCAGCTTAAATAAAGTGGCAGGTAAATACTTCACTACATTATATCCAGGAAGTGATAAGCCTAAAGTTTCTATTGAATTAGAAATTGAGAAACTCACAGATTCAGAAGAAGCAAAAGAATTTGCGAAAATGAGAAACTATAATTTATTCGATACGTTCACTGTGTATCACAAGCTTTATGATATTGACATTCAAACGAAGGTTACAGGAATTGTCTATGATGCTTTAGCAGAAAAAACAATAAAGATTACTGCTGGAGATATTCAAGTTGCTTTTTATAAACAGCAAAGTCAAGATTTTCAAGAATTTATTAAAACGTTGACTAAGAAAGATTATATGAGTGATTTCATTGATTACGTTACCGATTTAATTAATGGTGTAAAAGGTGGTAGTATTCTTCAATATCCTAAAAATAGGCCGCATACGCTTTATTTTATGGATACAGATTCCACAGATACTGCAAAGAATGTTATCGCTATTAATAATCAGGGCATCGGATTTTCAACTACCGGATGGAAAGGTCCATTTAGAAACGCCTGGACCATTGATGGTATTTTAAATGCCGATTTTATCAGAGCTGGTAAAATTAGATCTGATATTTTTGAAACGTCATTTAACTCTTACGGAGATATATTACGTTTAGTCAATGGTGCTTTACAAGCATGGAATGGAAAAACTAAAATAATGGAATTGACCAAAAAAGGTACGGAGTTCTGGAATGGCAATAGTCATGTTGGTACGATGGGAACAAAAGGAAATCCTTTTCCTGAATTAAACGATGTTAACGGAAATCCAGTCGTTACAGATGGCAAAGCATTGTTACTAGTAGGCGATAGTTCTTATAACACAATTGGATTATCTAACGAAAAAAATACAGGACTTGTCTTATCTGGTAAAAATCAGTTTCATTTGGGAAATCATTTTTATTTTATCGGTAAAGATGGTACTCCTTCAACGATATATGCAGATAAAATGTTTTTACAAGGTAAAGAAGTAATACCTGGTCAAAATGGTGGTGGTGGTTCTGGAGCTGGTACAGGTGGTTATCCACCAGAAGTTACAAGCGATGCAGATAAATTTGCTTGGGACTTATGGAGTTACCTTTTAGCTAACGGATATAGCAAAGCAGCTGCTGCAGGTATTCTCGGAAATGTTCAAGGAGAAGTTGGTTCAAGTATGAACCCAGATACCGAACAAGTAGGTGGACCAGCTTACGGATGGGTTCAATGGGATGGTTCAGCGTATCCATTGGTAGGCGCACCAACTTGGAATGGCCGAGAATACGTACAACGCTTAATTGCTGCTGCTGGTATCAAACAAGACTATAGGACTTCATTAGCCCAAGCCCAATTAATTAATTGGTGTATGTTTAATGGGCAATGGTTAGGGCAAGTAAGTCCACTAACGGTAGACGAATTTAAAGTTGTTAGCTCGCCAAAAACAGCGGCTTATGCGTTTGAATTAAACTTTGAACGACCAGCTGTAGCACATCCAGAAAGACAAGCTTACGCGCAAACATGGTATGACAAATTTAAAGATTTGAAAGCTTCTACTGAGACAGGAAAAGCTGGGATAGAACATTTGGAGACCATAATGGGGAAATGGCTTGGTAATGGGCAATGTTATGCCGTTCCAGCCGAATATTCTGGTTTTATGGGCGGCTGTGGTTTAGGTGCAGGAACAATTTATGGCTTTTCGCATGTAATTGGTGATACATCATCTGCTGCAGATATTGGCGAAGCATACGATTGGAATGCGGTTGGTTGGAAAGTGATTTCAAATCCTACGTATAAAGATTTAGTCGTAGGAGCGATCGTCAATATTAGACGAGGTGGCCAATGGGGATCAGGTTGGACAGTAGACCCAACATATGGCCACACAGGCGTGATTTATGGATTAGATAACGGACGTATCCAAACCATAGAACAGAATGCCGAGCAAGGTCAAATTGTTGCAAAATATGACCGATTATATTTTGCTAATTCGATTCAATCGATTGTTATCCCACCAAAATAACGAAAGGAGCGAGCAAATGACAACGTATGATATAACATTAAGTACAACAGAGCCGAACAACTGGGTAGGTCTTATTAAAGTTCGCCAAGGTGACACAGAAAGTCAAACATTTAATGCAACTATTGTTGAGAATAATGTTCCAAAAGACTTTACAGGCTTAACGCCTTTTTTTTGTGTCAAAAGTAGCCCGTATACAGGATTAGGAATTTCAGAACAAAAAGTGACTGATGGTATTTCCGCAAAAGAAGGAAAATTAAGCTATACCCTGACCGATCATGATATGCAAGCTATCCAAACCAATCATGCTTATTTTAGCTTTAGAAAGATTGGTAAAGATGGAACATGGCGCCAACAATTTTCCACAAAAGACTTTGCTTATACTGTTACGCCATCAATTTTTAGCGACGGAATCTGCGACAGTAATTACATTTGGACCTTTGACGAAATTCTTCGTTATTTTAACGAGTGGGTTCAAGAATCAATGAAAACTTATGATGATTGGTATCTCAATGCACAAAAGGAATTGCAACGAATTATTGAAGAGTTCAAAAAATGGATTACTGAGAGTCAAGGTTCTTATGAGGCTTGGCTCAAAGCGAATAAGGACGCTTTTCTAGCTTGGCAAACTGCTAATAAAGATGGGTTTAATGATTGGTTTCAGCAAATCAAAGACCAACTAGGCACTGATGCTGCAGGAAGTTTGCAATTGCAATTAGATGAAGTGAAACCATCGTTTGCATTACCAGCATTAAAACACATGGGGTCTTGGTATCCAGAGTGTTCGGTTCTGTATTGGGAAAATGGGCTTGATTCGAGAGGTCTAGACACAATTCCAATTGGGGGCAGTGCTGCAAAGACGATACCCTATACTATTGAATACACTGACGTAGATAAAGTAACAATTTATGTTCCAGCGAAATACAAACTACTAAACATTCAAGTCCAACTAATTAGTAAAAGTGTTATTCGATACACAGGAGACAACAAAACAATTGAATTGAAATTTAAAGAAGAGGTGATCCCAATTGCATAAATTTAATAAGAATGATGTAGATGCTAGTGCTAAGTTAAATGAAAATTTTAATGAAATTACGAGTTCTTTAGAAAATGGTGCGCTAGTTGCCAAAAAAACTGTAATTAAGGCACAGGATTGGAATGAAATTTTAGATGAAGGCATTTATACCGTCTTTGGTGCGTCTGGCGCAAACAGACCGTATTCAGGTGCAGTTTACGGAGCTTTAGTTGTTTATGCTGACAATACATTTATTTGCCAAAACTATATGTACAAAGGTGAAACTTATACTCGTAGCAGACAAGGAAGTCCTGCAGCTTGGACCGCTTGGAATCGGTTAGTTATTGAACCACAACGTACACCACTATGGACGGGTGCATGGTATGGAGCATCGGCAGGCAATGGGCAAGTACCTTCTAAGCCGCTTTCGCAGTGTCAAAATGGTTGGATTTTGCAATGGCAAGAATATACAAAAGAAGGAACTTTGAACGGAGCATGTTATCACTTTTTCGTTATTCCTAAACAGCATGCACAGAACCCAGGATCTAAAGGCGTTATTTTTCTTTTGCATGGATACTATACTAATTTAGTACGGAAATATTTGTATATTACTGATACAAAAATCACTGGGAACGATATGAATGCATTAGATAGTGATACAGCAGGATCTGGTAGTAAAATGTTTGCCTTAAGCGCAATATATGAATGGTAGGAGGAAAGAGAACATGAAAATTTGGATTGATGATATTGAAGGGTACTTGCAAGGCTATTCAATGATGGAACAACCAGAGGCGATTGAACTCGAAGTTGATGAAGATTTTTCTGACTTCTTCAATTATCGATGGAATGGGACAAGCTTAATTTATGATCCTGACAACGTCCCAGAACCAGAGCCAACGCCACCAACGGACATTGAGGTATTACAAAAACAGAATGCTGAACTAATGAAGCAAGTTTCTCAGCAAAATCAAGTTATTCAACAAACTCAAAGAATGACTGGTGAATTGATGAAACAAGTAGCTGAACTTACGAAAGGGGCGGAATAAGATGAAAACGAATGTTTTTCCAGGTTTCGATAATATTAAACAGTTGTATGATTGGAATTGTTATACAAAACAGGATTTAGTTGATTACGTGAATATGAATTGTTTAACCGAAGAAGAATACACAAAAATTTGTGGGGAACCGTTTAGCGAAAGCTAGACGGTTTTTTGTTACAGGAATGGAGACGATAACTTGAAAGATGAGCCTTTAATTGAAATCGTCGATCGTTTGGCACGGATTGAAACAAAGTTGGATAATCATGAACAATTAAGAGAGAAAGCAGACATAGCGCTCTCAATGGCCAAAAACAATGAAGGCGATATTGCGGAAATAAAAGAAAATCAAAAGTGGACGTGGCGGACAATTGCAGGAATTGGTGTTTCTGTTGCTGTTTATTTAATCACGAAATACTTAGGAGGAATTTAGAAATGATATTACCAGACAAGTATTACAAAATCATCAAATGGGGAGTACTTACGGTGCTTCCTGCGGGATCTGTTTTAGTAGCCACGTTAGGTAAAGCTTATGGGTGGCAACAAACAGATACGGCAGTGTTGACTATTAACGCTGTATCAGCATTTTTAGGAGTTGTAACAGGCGTGTCAGCATATAACTTAAAAGACAAGGAGAAATAAAAATGAAAAAGAAAATTTTAGCAGGAGCGCTTGTCGCTCTATTTTTTATGCCCGCAATCAATGTAGATGCTTACCAAGTAGAAACCCGCGGAAATATTAACGCAGGTTGGCCATCAACAGTTAATCGATACATCATTGCGCACGATACTGCAAATATGGATGCTGGTGTAGAAAATGAAGCCAATAACATGCTTAACAACTGGCAACGACAAGAAGCGTTTACGCAATATGTTGTAGGTGGTGGCGGTCGTGTTATTCAGGTAGCGGAAAATGGTCGTATAGCATGGGGAGCAGGAGATGCAAACCCTTATGCTTATGCACAAGTCGAATTAGCCAATACTTCAAATAAAGCTATGTTTAAGAAAGACTATGCAGCTTACGTTAACTTATTACGTGATTTAGCACGTCAAATTAATGTGACGTTTGATTTAGACGATCCGACAGGTTACGGCATAAAAACTCATTTGTGGGTGACAAACAATTTAGGTGGAAATCACACAGATCCTTACGGCTATTTGGCATCTTGGGGGATTAGCAAGGCACAGTTTGCACAAGATTTACAAACGGGCAGATCGGAAGAGCGTCGTGT